AAAGCGTTATCGCCGGGCTGTGGCGCTTATTGTTCGCCAGCAGCGGCTGAAATTAAGCCTGTCCGGAAGGCTGGCGATAAAGGTGATTGCAGAGCCACCGGATAAGCGCCGTCGTGACCTGGACAATATCCTGAAAGCACCACTGGATGCGCTGACGCATGCCGAACTTCTCATAGACGACGAGCAGTTTGATGAAATCAATATTGTGCGCGGTCAGCTCGTTCCTGGTGGGCGACTGGGCGTGAAGATTTACGAAATCACAGGTGATAACGATGGCGCGTGATATTCAGCAGGTTATGGAACGGTGGGGGGCTTGGGCTGCAAACACTCATGAAGATGTATCCTGGGCGTCGATCGCTGCTGGTTTTAAAGGGTTAATTCCGTCGAAAGTGAAATCACGTCCTCAGTGTTCTGATGATGATGCAATGATAATTTGTGGCTGTATGGCCCGGTTAAACAAGAAAAATCAGGATTTGCACGATTTGCTGGTGGATTATTACGTATATGGAATGACTTTTATGAGTCTGGCACGGAAACTTGGATGTTCGGATACCTGTGTTGGTAAGCGCCTGCAGAAGGCGGAAGGGGTTATCGATGGCATGTTGATGATGCTTGATATCCGGCTGGAGATGGACAGATATGTAGAACGAATTATGTAGGTGCTTGACCATATACATTGTCCGGGGCTATATTCCTCGCGCGTCAGCAAAATCTGGCGTCGGGATTGGAACCCCGGATATTCAACCGCGACAGACACACGCCGCGAGCGTGTTTTTTATTGTCGTAAGCACACGCACATCTGAATAATGGTGGGGCGTATGGGGGAGCTGAAAGGCTCGCCGGTTGGTTGATCCGGTAGTTCCAACCCTGTACGTCTCACCACCCAATGATTGGAACCTGACGGTGGTGATAGTTAAATCCATCAACCAGAGGGCGTTATCATGACGACTCAAGTTTCTGTCGAAACTCTTTCCCCGATCACACACAACCAGCTCCCAGTTGTCACTACAGAGTTACTGGCCAAACTATATGGCTGTAGCGTCGAGTGTATTCATAGAAATCACCACCGTAATAAAGAGCGATTTGCAGAAGGGAAGCACTACATAATTGCGAAAGGCGCAGACCTCCAAAATTTGAAAATCTCTTTAAGGGATTTTCAAACGATCGCCCCAAATGTCCGAAAGCTCATACTCTGGACAGAACGCGGAGCAGCCCGTCACGCCAAAATGCTCGAAACCGATCAGGCGTGGGAAGTATTCGAAAAACTGGAAGACTGTTATTTCAACCAAAAACAACCACCAGCGGCACAAAACACATCTATCGAAAATGATGGATGCGCATTACTGATCCACTTCGATAAACATGGTCAGGTTGAGTTCACGGAAAAGGTGCCCGCCGATGCGATGGTATGCACTCTGGAACGGTTTAAATTTTATCTGGAGCAACACGGGTGGATCGTTGCCCGTAAAGAGCAACTGGTGGAGCGGTTGATGCGGCTTTAAAAATTTCCCCCGAACGCTTTACGATCGTAAAAAGTTGAATATACTGTTAAGAGTGGTTACTACGCCGCACAGCTTAAACCCGCCGATGAGCGGGTTTTTTTGTGCACAGAAAACCCCCAGCTAGGCTGGGGGTTCCGGAAAGCTTTCAGCTTTGAGCCAGTTATTAAAACCCCTTTTGATTTGTTAAAACACCTTGCGGTCTGGCAACTGCAAGTGTCAAACAAGAAATCAAAAGGGGGTCCCAATGGGGAACGAAAAGAGCTTAGCGCACACCCGATGGAACTGTAAATATCACATAGTATTTGCGCCAAAATACCGAAGACAGGTGTTCTACAGAGAGAAGCGTAGAGCAATAGGCTGTATTTTGAGAAAGCTGTGTGAGTGGAAAAGTGTACGGATTCTGGAAGCTGAATGCTGTGCAGATCATATCCATATGCTTGTGGAGATCCCGCCCAAAATGAGCGTATCCGGCTTTATGGGATATCTGAAAGGGAAAAGCAGTCTGATGCTTTACGAGCAGTTTGGTGATTTGAAATTCAAGTACAGGAACAGGGAGTTCTGGTGCAGAGGGTATTACGTCGATACGGTGGGTAAGAACACGGCGAAGATACAGGATTACATAAAGCACCAGCTTGAAGAGGATAAAATGGGAGAGCAGTTATCGATTCCCTATCCGGGCAGCCCGTTTACGGGCCGTAAGTAACGAAGTTGGATGCAAATGTCAGATCGTGTGCGCCTGTTAGGGCGCGGCTGGTAAGAGAGCCTTATAGGCGCATTTGAAAAACCTCCGGCTATGCCGGAGGATATTTATTGTGCCCGAAAAGCGGTACAGAACATTAAACGCGCTGGTGGTTGCGAATACCGGTCTTTCAACTTGCTGGCTTTTTCGACAAGAGTTATTGGTATGTTACGTTAACCAGAAAAGGGAAAAAGACATGCTAAAACAGCAGGATATGACCGAAACCGCCAGAGTGGTGTTTAATGAGTTAAGCGTCACCGAACCGGCGACAGTCGGGGAGATTGCGCAGAATATGTACCTTTCACGCGAACGCTGCCAGTTAATACTGACCCAGCTGGTTATGGCGGGTCTGGCAGACTATCAGTTTGGTTGTTACAGAGTCCTTCAGTCCTGAAGGTTTTTTATTTGTGGTAAATGGGCGGCTGGTGGGTGTTAGCGGCACCTGTCAGTCATTTGCTTATGTGTTGATGAGAATTTACTTTTTGGGGCTATAATTAAGCTAACCGATTGCTAATTAAAGTAAAATTATAATGACTGCTATCTGTTCAGTTATCATGGTTTGTTCCCCAATTAATATTTTTCTTGAAAAGGATACATTGTCACTTAAGCCCGGCTCAGTCGTTCTGGCCACCAAATGCATCAGGGAGCTTTTCCTTATGCATTATGGCAAAGTTAAAATTGTCGATATAAGCCATTCTATAGTAAGTCAATATCTGGAAAGCCAGCATAAGCTGACGAGAGGTCCTCTGACTGACATTCCGCTTTACTTGTTGCTGGAACCCAACAATCCTGCGTTGACTGTGGCTTTAATTACCAGTCAGAGACTTTCCGGAGAGACCACGGATATGTTTCTTATGATGGCCTGCCTGTCGCTGTTTGAATCAGATGAACGGATGTCATTATTTTTAAGTGGATGTGTATCCAGTATAAGTGCCAAAGTCAGAGCGATAATTCAAACAGATATATCAGCAAGCTGGACGCTTGGTGCGATTGCTCTACAGTTGCATATGAGTGAGAGCTTGTTAAAGAAAAAACTCAAGGATGAAGGTCTCAGGTTCAGTAATTTGTTACTTGAGGAACGGATGCGGGTTGCTGTAAATATGTTATGTTCCCGGCATGGATATGGACAGGCTGTAGCAGCAAAATGCGGTTATTCAAGTAGAGCCTACTTTATCTCTGTATTTCACCGCTATTATGGCTTCCCGCCAGACAGATATGTATCCAGGCAAGGGCTTGATTTTTGATTTCATCTGATTATTATTTTCGGCCCGGCCTTTTAGCTCAGTGGTGAGAGCGAGCGACTCATAATCGCCAGGTCGCTGGTTCAAATCCAGCAAGGGCCACCATCACATACCGCCATTAGCTCATCAGGAAAGAGCGCCAGCTTTCGAAGCTGGTTGCGCAGAGTTCGGGTCCCCGAAGGCGGTCCATTATCTGTATCCTGCGTTGTTAGCTCAGCCGGACAGAGCAATTGCCTTCTAAGCAATCGGTCACTGGTTCGAATCCAGTACAACGCGCCACACTTATTTTCCCTGGCTCGCTTTTGCGGGCCTTTTTTTTAAATGTCTCACAATTCAGGCGGTTGACTGTTGTCTGGTTTGCGGGGAGTTTGTTAAAAGAAACTGGCATGGTGAATCCCCCTGTGCGGAGGGGCAATCAGCGAGTAGGTATATGGGATAATCGCGGATTCAGGTGCTGGTACTGAATTCACCGGGAGGCACCCGGCACCATGCAATGGCACATAGCGCCACTCTCCAGCCCCTCTCCGGAGGGGCTTTCTTATGGACAAAAAAATCCCGCGCTGGGAGACGCGGGCGGCAAGGAATAAACAACAAAACGTGAAGTAATATTTCAGCTGGCGAATAATATCCGACAGTAATCACTCTGCGCAATAGCGCGGTCTTTTTCGTATTGCGGGCTGTTGTCTCTCTTCTGCCATTGTCCTGTAACTTCCGGACTTCAGCCCGCTCCTCATTTTACTCACAATATTATCCCGGCCGGGAGGATTCATGGCATTTAAACACTATGATGTTGTCAGGGCGGCGTCGCCGTCAGATCTTGCGGAAAAGCTGACACATAAACTGAAAGAGGGCTGGCAGCCGTTTGGTAGTCCGGTGGCCATAACCCCTTATACCCTGATGCAGGCGATTGCAGCAGAAGGTGATGTGGTCGTCAGTGGTGCAACTGAGCCGGAGTGGTACTACGTCATCGTACTGGCCGGGCAGTCCAATGCCATGGCTTACGGTGAAGGGCTTCCGCTTCCGGATTCATACGATGCGCCCCATCCGCGCATTAAGCAACTGGCCCGTCGTAACACAGTGACTCCCGGTGGTGAAGTATGCGTATTTAACGACATCATTCCTGCTGACCATTGTCTGCATGATGTTCAGGATATGAGTACGATTAACCATCCCCGGGCTGACCTGAGCAAAGGGCAGTACGGCTGTGTCGGACAGGGCTTACATATTGCCAAAAAACTGCTTCCGTATATCCCTAATAATGCGGGGATCCTGCTGGTACCATGCTGTCGTGGTGGTTCGGCATTCACCCAGGGCACGGAGGGGACATTCAGCGAGTCCACGGGGGCCAGTCAGGATTCGGCTCGCTGGGGAGTGGGTAAGCCGTTATATCAGGATCTGCTTTTCCGCACGAAGGCAGCATTGCAGAAAAACCCGAAAAACGTTTTGCTGGCGATATGCTGGATGCAGGGGGAATTCGATATGACGAATGCCAGTTACGCCCAGCAGCCAGCAGCATTTCTTGCAATGGTACAGCAGTTCCGTGCTGACCTTGCCGGGCTGGCGGCGCAGTGTCACGGTGGAAGTCCGGCATCAGTCCCCTGGATTTGTGGCGACACGACATACGCGTGGAAACAAGAACACGGTACGCAATATGAAGTGGTATATGGTGCATATAAAGGTAAAGAATCCCAGCAGATTTATTTTGTTCCCTTTATGACCGATGGTAGCGGAGTTAATACACCGACAAACAACCCGTCAGAAGATCCTGATATTGTCGGGTCTGGTTATTACGGTTCGGCATCCCGAACGAACAAAAACTGGGTATCATCAAATCGCCCGACGCATTTCAGCTCATGGGCGCGTCGTGGCATTATTCCCGATCGTATGGCAACCGCTATTCTGAACGCAGCCGGGCGCACCTCAGCCTTCATCAGTGGTAAGGCACCGGAAATCAAACCCTCGCCCGGCGGCAACACACCATCGGGTCCGTCTGCAGATACGTCCGTTCGCACAATCTCCCTGCTGCCGACAGCCGGAGAGGCTGCTGCGCAGGGCTGGACCATTAAGGACGGCGGAATTCAGTTGTCGGGTGGTGTATTTAAGATCGCCAAGCAGAGCAATAAAACCTGGTCCCTGACGCGCCCGGTGGATGACGCAGTCTCCCTGCTGACACGGGGTGGCAGACTGAGCTGTAAGTTTCGACTGTCAGGCGCACTGACCAACAATCAGTTCGGTCTGGGAATTTATCTGTATACCGATGTAGCGTTACCTGACGTCGTGGCGATGACGGGTACCGGTAACCCGTTCCTGATGTCGTTCTTCACCCAGACCACAGACGGCAAACTGAATCTGATGCATCACAAGAAAGCAGGAAACACAAAGTTGGGCGAGTTCGGGAATTACAGTAACGACTGGCAGACGCTGGAGCTGGTGTTCACCGCCGGCAGTGCCACGGTTACTCCGAAACTGAATGGAGTGGCTGGCCCGGCATTCCAGGTCATAAAAGACAGTCTGACACTGGGGCTGAATGCGCTGACGCTGACGGATATTACCAAAAATGCAGCGTATGGCGTTGAGATAGAAAGTCTGGTGCTGGAGATAAATGCACCGGCATCATCATAAAAAGTGAGCCAGTCAAATGGAAGGTATCGTTAAACTCACCGGTAGTGTCAGTGGGTCGTCTGAGATGCCTGCATGAGTTATCAGAGCCATCAGTACTTAACTGGTGGCTTTTTTTATTGTTGTCAGCTTCCGGATAACGGGAGACGGGGTATGTACCAGATGGAAAAAATCACAACAGGTGTGTCATACACCACGTCAGCGGTGGGAACGGGCTACTGGTTCCTGCAGTTGCTGGACAGGGTTTCCCCGTCTCAGTGGGCGGCAATAGGCGTGCTGGGAAGTCTGCTGTTTGGGCTGCTGACATATCTGACTAACCTGTATTTCAAAATCAGAGAGGACCGGCGTAAGGCCGCCCGGGGAGAGTGAATAATGAACCATGAAGAAATGAATCAGCGCTTCAGTCGCCTGGAAAATGAAATTGCTGAACTGAATAAAAAACTGTCGACGCTGATGCCTTCTGAAGATGAAAAAAAACGCCGCGATGAGCAGTTTGCTGCGTTTGACGATTATTGTCGGAAAGTGATGAGCAAAAATCTCGCAGAGTGTTTCAGTATTCATAATGATAATTTCAGTGAGCTGGAATGGGAGTGTAACCGGCCATCCTTTGTTGTATCCGGTGATGCCGGGAAAATAACCATCTCAGAAAATGGGAAAGTAACACCTCCATCGCACCAGCACAGTGAGGAGCTCATTGAATTTGCCATTGATTACCTGAAGAACAATAAAAAGCAGGGGCTGATGAAGCGCGTTGGCCGTTGCATGGGATATCTTCAGGTAGCCGCTGAGATTGAAGCGCTGGCCAGTGGTGCTGATAAGGATGCAATTGTGCGGGAGGCTCTTCTTCGTGATTTTAATACTCCACCCTTTAAAAAAGTGCCGGCTTACTGGCTTCATCCGGGGCTGACTTATCTTAAAGTGCGTATTTAGTGGGCCAGGGACAGCGGCTGAATATTTAATATATCCATGAACACCAAAATCAAATACGGCCTGTCGGCTGCCGTTCTGGCGCTGATTGCCGCTGGTGCGCCTGCGCCTGACATTCTCGACCAGTTTCTGGATGAAAAGGAAGGTAACCACACCACGGCATACCGTGATGGCGCGGGTATCTGGACCATCTGTCGCGGTGCCATTCTGGTGGATGGTAAACCTGTCGTCCCGGGCATGAAGTTGTCGAAGGAGAAATGCGACCAGGTTAACGCCATCGAACGTGATAAGGCGCTGGCATGGGTGGAGAAAAACATCAAAGTGCCATTGACCGAACCCCAGAAAGCGGGGATCGCGTCATTCTGTCCGTACAACATTGGTCCCGGTAAGTGTTTCCCGTCGACGTTTTACAGACGAATTAATGCTGGTGATCGCAGGGGAGCATGTGAGGCGATTCGCTGGTGGATTAAGGACGGTGGCAGAGACTGCCGTATTCGCTCAAATAACTGTTACGGTCAGGTATCCCGTCGTGACCAGGAGAGCGCGCTGGCGTGCTGGGGAATCGACAGATAAGCAGAATATTTTGCTAATAAATGACGTTGGCCAAGGCGGACGGATAACACGAAATCCTGCGAACTGGCGAAACGTAAGTGAATAAAAGTAAAAACCCCGTTTGTTGGCAGCAAGCGGGGTTTTGTTTTTATGGCAGTAAGCTATGGGAGGCTGCCTTGATTGATTTTAGCAAACTGATTAGGGAGTTGCGACTCATGATTAGTCAATTACCAAACTGGAAATTTTTGCTGGTCTGGAGCATCCCTTTTTTATGGGTAGTATCCCAGTTAATTGTGGCAATTAAGGGGTAGCTATGTCAGACAAACTCATAACGCCGGCAAAGGTCCTGTGTGTGATTGTCGGTATTTCATTTTCACTAATGCTGGTTGCTCTTTTTCTGTCCCTCGCCTGGGTGATGTTGTCTTCGTCGGGGCTGCTGGGGTGACAGTGACTGATGACATCAGCAGAGCGCTGGCTTTTGCTATTAAGTGGGTGGCTGTTGGTATTGCTGTGTCTCCGATGCTGTATGGGCTGGCAAAACTGGTCATTGCGCTGAAATCGTGAACTTTAAAAAGATGAGTGCTGAACTTATTCGGGCAATGGCATTTGCTATTCGTATTGTGGCCATTGCTGTTCTGGTCTGGGCAATCCGTTGGTGGTGATATGAACCGTGTTCTGTGTGTGGTGATTATTGTCCTGCTGGTAGCCTGTGGTGTGCTTAGTCTGGGGCTGAATCATTACCGTGATAACGCCATAACCTACAAAGAGCAGCGCGATAAAAAAGTCAGTGAGCTGGAGCAGGCAAATGCAACCATTACTGATATGCAGCAGCGCCAGCGTGATGTTGCTGCACTTGATGCCAGATACACGAAGGAATTAGCCGATGCGAGAGCTGAAAATGAAACTCTGCGCGCTGATGTTGCCGCTGGTCGTAAGCGCCTGCGGATCAACGCCACCTGCTCCGGTACCGTGCGTGAAGCCACCGGCACCTCCAGCGTGGATAATGCAACCGGCCCCCGACTGGCAGACACCGCTGAACGGGATTATTTCATCCTCAGAGAACGGTTGATGACAATGCAGAAGCAGCTGGAAGGGGCGCAGGAATATATCCGCACTCAGTGCACTAAGCTGGCTTTTTATTATCCGGAGGATACATGAAGAAATTACGGGTAACCGTAGAACCTTTTCAGGGAACAATTCCGTTCCGTATTTTGCAGCGTGGTCGTGTTCTTGTTGAAGGTTCGTTCAGTGGTAAATGTACGCAATTACACTCCCGGACCTTTCAGGTGAATGCCACGAATGAAGAGCTAACCGTGGAGTGTACGATGAATGCCGCTAAATGCCGCATGGTATCCGCTGCATTACAGCCAGTGTGTTGAGCGACCTTATTATCCATGCGCGGTATTGTCGCCGTATTCCTGCATTAACAGAGACCGCAGCCCGACAGGGAGACTCCTCTGCGCGAGTGTGCGGGGATAATCAAAAACGATACACACCGGGGTTTACCG